TGTTGGAGGAACTATGGCGTGGGACGCAACGGCCAAGAAAGTTGCGATTAAGGCTATTGGCCAGGTTGAGTCGTCTATGGATTATTCGGCGATCAACTACAATGACCCAATTACTGTCGGAATTGCGCAGTGGTACGGTACGCGCGCGGCGGCAATCCTGAACCGCATGCGTGGCGCTCATGCGGCCGAGTATGGGCGAGTGGACGCAGGGTTCAGGTCTCGGCTCGAGTCGGTGCCGGAATCAGATTCCTCGTGGAACACTTATTATCTCTCTCGTCCAGTTGGCGATAGTCTCAAGCCGTTGCTTAATGCGAGCAAGGACATTCAGGGTGACCAGATTGTCAAAGACCTTGAAAACTATTTCAGTGTTGCTAAGCAATATGGGATTAACCCCGACACGGATACGGACGCATTTATTCTCTGGTGCGTTGCGTATCACCAAGGACCGCGTTACGCTTTTCAGGTCGCAAACCACTACAGCGGCGGAGGCCTTAATGAGATGTATTCTGACATCATGGCTAACGGTGTTCTGGGGCGCTATAGCAATAGATATACTCAAGCCAAAAACATCATTGCTGGCAAGGACACTAGCGGTGTAGGCGAGGGCGGCATTAGTGCAAACACTCCGGGTAATGGCGGGAGTATTGGGCAGAATTCTCAGACGGTAAACGTGTCTGGCGGAAAACTAATTATTAGTGCTGATGACTCGGGAATTCTCACTCTGCGTTCAAAGTTCGGCAACTATCAGATGTACTCCCGAGGCCACAATCTATGGGAAGTAAACCTCAAAGACATTCAGCAAACAATCGTCGGCCAAAACCCAGCCGCCAACGCTGGCGGGGGCGGCGGAGGCGGCGGAGCCCCTACACCCGGCGGTTCGGGCAAGGGCGCGGCTGCGCTCGCATGGGTAATGGCCCGATTGGGCAAATTTGCTTATTGTCAGTGTCCTGGCCGCCAAGACCCCGACAATTCTGGTATCACGGATTGCAGCGGTTTAATGTATGCAGCCTATAAAGCAACTTCTAATACATTTGTTGGCACTTGGACGGGCGATCAATATTTTCGTGGGGCTGAACCGTTCCCGCGCCGTGGTGGTGCTATGACGGCCGCCGAGCGAGCCCAGTTGCGGCCCGGGGACATGATTGTCATGGCATGGAAGTCCACGGGCAGTTACTATCCCGAGACGGACCACGTTGAAATGGTGGTAGACTCAAATACCCTTGTGGGGCACGGTGGCAATCCGCATTATGGTCCAGTAACTAAGTCTATTGATGTTCTCGCCGGCACTCGCTGGTGGACGGTAAGGCGTCACGAATGAAAAAGAAATTCTCCTATTATAGTTTCTCTAATGTACTCTCATATGCGGGAGTATTTAATATGATTATGGGCGCCCGTGGTCTAGGTAAGACCTATGGGGCCAAGAAAATCGTTATTAAGAATGCAATCAACAAGGGCCAGCAATTCATTTATCTTCGCCGTTACAAGACGGAACTCAAGGGGCGTAACAGTTTCTTTGCTGACATTCAGCACGAATTTCCCGATGAGGAATTCCGCGTAGAAGGACAGTATGCGCAGCGCAAGGTGGGAAAGAAATGGGAGACCATTGGTTATTTCATTCCCCTTTCCACTGCGCAAGCGAATAAGTCAATTGCGTACCCAAATGTATACACCATTATCTTTGATGAATTCATTATTGATAAAGGTTCGCTGAGGTATCTCCCTGATGAAGCCAAAGTCTTCATGGATTTCTATTCCACGGTAGACCGGTATCAAGACAGGGTGCGCTGTCTCATGCTTTCCAACGCGGTAAGCATTATGAACCCCTACTTTATTAGGTTTCACATTGAGCCCAAAGAAGGAATTAGCCGTCACGCTGACGGATTCATCGTCACCGATTTCGTCAACAGCGAGCAATTCCAGTCCGAAGTGGCGCACACTCGCTTCGGGTCATTCATCACGAACTATGCCGAGGACTATGCCGACTATTCCGTCTCCAACAAATTCGCAGACAACTATGACGACTTCGTCATGAAAAAGACCGGAAAAGCCAAATACGCATTCTCCCTCCGCTGCCCCGACGGGGAGGTCTCCATCTGGATCGACGGCGGCACATGGTTCGCCCAGCGCCGCCAGCCCCGCGGGGATAGGGTAAGATGGGCCTATAAAGTCTCAGACCTGCGAGAGGGGGAGCGGCTACTCATGTACGGAGACAAAGTGCTCAGCATCATGCGAAGCACCTACCGCAAGGGCAGGCTTTTCTCCGACTCGCCCGAAACCAGAAACATGTTCGCTGAAATCTTTGTCCGATGATACACATTAACCCCACCACGATTGACGTTGCCCTAATTCTCGGCGTCATTTCACTAATCACAATTGCTGGGCGTTTCATCTATCGTGTTACAATCTTTATGGATCACTTATCCACAATGTTGAATGCATGGGATGGAAAAGATGGAGCGCCCAGCGTGCTAGACCGGCTTGAGGATATAGAAGAAAAACTAAAAGACGTTCAATATCACGTCAAGCCAAATCACGGCGGCTCAAGCGTAGACGCGCAAAACCGCCAACTCAAAGAAATCATTTCCTACCTCAAGGAGAAAAACAATGGGTGAGCACGAGTCCCCCAAGCCCCCCTTCATTCCCGACGCATACCGCATGTGGATTTACACCGTATGTGTTGGTGTTCTTGTCTGTCTCGGGGTCTGGGGCATTCTTGACGGTGACAAGATTAGTGCCCTTAATTTCCTGTTCGCCGCATTCTTCGGTGTTGCAGCGTCTAACACGCCGCGAGGAAAGGCGTCCTAATGGTCACCCGAGCACAAATCATCTCCGCAGCCCAGGAGGAGATCGGCTACAGCCGCTGGGCCGACGATGAAGCGGGCACCAAGTATGGTCGATGGTACGCACAGGTAACCGGCTCGCCCAGTTTCGGAGCCTCCGGTGTGCCGTACTGCGACATGTTTGTCTCCTATATCCTGAGCAAGGTAGGGATTAACTGGGTCTCCGCCTACGTCCCCGGACGTGAAGCCCAGGCCCGTCAGCGCGGCGTCCTCATCAACAAATGGGACGTTCGCCCCGGCGACCTAGTCACCTTCGACTGGCAGGGAGACGGAGAGTCCGACCATATCGGAATCGCTACCAGTGCGCCCTACGGGACCAAGATTGACACCGTTGAAGGAAACACTTCGTGGGGTTATTCCGGATCGCAGGGTAATGGTGGCGTAGTCACCAATAAGCAGCGCGATATGGATGACGTTGTATGGGGCATTCGTGTAGTCGACGACAACTCCGCCATTTCCAGTGGCGGCGATATCCGAGACATTCAACGAATCCTCGGAGCCGTACAGGACAACATTCTCGGGACTGACACCGAGAAGCGAATGTGCGCAGTAATCAAGGCCAGCAACTGGGGCGGACGAGAGTTCCCCTGGGGCATCGCCTACACCCAGAGCGTCATCGGCACAGAGCCCGACGGTATCTGGGGCGACGCCAGCGAAGCCGCCCACGATCGCGTCATCGAATCCCTGCAGGCCGCCCTCGGCGTCACCATCGACGGCATATGGGGACCAGAAACCTGGGCCGCGTGGGAGCGACTAGCCCGCACCGCAGAACGCCCATAATAAACAGTTAACCCCCGGAAGGAACCAACCACTTCCGGGGGTTAACTATGTCCTCACATATCAAGTGCTGTCAAATCGACTCCAATCGACTCGAGGCAATCATAATAGAATTTGCGGCATTTCTCTGCACCATTGTGTCCGAAACGCTTAATCGTGTTTTGTCCTGTCATTTTGTCTGAAAAGACCACACGATTATCGGGCCAGCCATAAACATCGAGGCGATAATCAGCACCGTCAATCAGAATTCTATCACACCTAACCGCGATATCGTAGCCAGGCAGTTGATCGACTAGATTAAGTTTCTTGGCAAATTCTCTGAAATGATACATTAAAGTGCTCCCATGCTTTCCAGTCCCATTTCCATTAGTGCTTCGTTTCTTTCACTTAGTGAATCGTAGTGAATAATAGTGCCACTCTCGGTCTCAAACGGGCACCACACTTCCATTGTGTAATCATTAATCAAGCGAAATGCTGTGTAACCACAATAAAGAATGTTGCTACCACCCTGCGTGTAACACTCTCTCATCCCATAACAACGCAACTTTCTTTTAATCGTCTGCGTCAACATCGTCTTCCAACTCCACCGACCACTTCACCATCGCCGCAACAATCTCCGACGACTCCCCAGCATCAGTTCCCTTCAGATACCAACGAGAATCACCCGTGCGCTCAAGAATTATCTGACTCATAACATTCCCTATCCATGTCGCAGATGAAATTTCTCATTGAATAAAACACTGTGTCTGTGTCGCCTATTTCTCCAATAATAGAGAGTGTCTTTTTCTTGTAAATCAATACCCAAGAAATAAAAGAACCAGTTGTTCTTGCACACAGCGTAATCGTTGGTGTTTTAACGATTATGTCTTGTTGGTTGGCCGCATAATCAATTATGTCACCAAGTAGCCATTTAAGTGAATTATCCATGATTAATGATTCCACTTTCAATTCCAGTTTTGCTTGAAATTATTTTATCAATGGAAATTATGTGATAATCCTTCGATCCATTCCTCCAATAATGAATGCGACCAGTATCCCTGTAATAACCAACATGATAACCATTCAGCAACGCATTAGTAATAAAATTAGAAACCTTCCAATTGGTGAGAGTGACAAAATCGTCACCCTCACCATGATGCGACCTACGCCTCACAACCGATCACCAAACCAAGCCAGCATTTCCCATTGCGAACCAAAAACAAACGAATCACCATCAATGTCACGCACCTCCCAATTCCGCGGACCTTTACGAAGAACATAAATCTCATCACCACCATAAGACACCAAGCCCCTCTGACCCGCCGCCCAAGTCTTAACGCTGTACCCTGCCTCCTCATAAAACTTGCTCGCCCCTGCCCCAAGCAATGTCTTGATCGCTTCCATCTCAGTTCCTTCCATTCCGGCGGGTCCGTCCCGCCCCGTTCATGTATTAATA